TTTTTTGTTTTAAGATCGTAATAATTTTTCATGTGTTTAACCATAGCCATCTCCATTTCTACCTGATGTTTTTCTTTTTCGCGCACTGCGTTAAACACTTGATTTTCAGCAGGAGATAATATGACATGATCGTTTACGGTATGAGTTTGCCCGAATCTCCATAGACGTCGAACTGCCTGATAGCGTTGCTCAAAAGAAAACGACAAACCTACAAAAGCCTGGTTATGAACGTGTTGCAGATTTAATCCGAAACCACACATAGAAGGCTTTGTAACCAGGACGCGTACGTTACCGTTTAAAAAATCTTCAACGTATTTTTCTTTCAACTCAACAGGCATCGACCCGTGGACATTAACGGAATCTGTAATCGTTCTATTTAAAATTTCCGACTCTTTATTTGTATTGCACCATACTACCCAACCTTCGCCGGAAGTGTTGACAATTTCGGAAGCAACCGCACAACGTTTTTCTGCCGTTTCGCGCAATTCTTTGTAAAGATTTGACGCTGATATTACTTTTGTTTCACGAAATAGTTTTCCATTTTCAACGTCAATCGGATCATCATATTCCACTATGTGCTTTATTGTTTTTAGTGGAGGCAAAATATAACCATCATCATCAAAACCAACATCAGAGGGCTTGTTAATACATACCGCCCATGACGCCACCCATCGCCAAAAATCGTCAACAGCATGGCCTCTTAGCCTGTACGTTCCGAACTGAGTTGTATCATTTATAAACCATCTCGAAAGCGCCTCGTTGCTCGGCATTACGTCAAGAAAATCAGAATGGTTTAGAAGCTCCATGTAATCGTTTGGACTTGGTGTAGCTGTTCCGCAAAGTTTGTAAGGTGTTTTTTTAAACGCTTGAATAATAGCTCTTTTTGTTTTACCCATGAAGCTTTTAAGAATAGAGCTTTCGTCAAGAACTATACCTGTAAAATGGTCCGTATTGAATTTTTCAAGTCGGTCATAATTTGCAACATTAATGCCTGGTCTAACATCCGCTTGGCTTTTACAAATAGTTGTATAATCACCATAACCGAACTTCCTCGCCTCCCTGATTGTTTGGTGAGCTACGGCCAACGGTGCTAATATCAACACATCCCCGCCGGTGTGTTTATGCACTTGATATGCCCACTCAAGTTCTTGGATTGTCTTTCCAAGTCCACACCCCTCAAGAAGCGCAGCTTTACCTGTAAAAAGCGCCCACCTCGTAACAACTTTTTGCCAATCAAACATGCTATTGTTTAGATTTTTTAATTCAACTTCAAATCCGACAGGTTCGTGGAGCCTTCGTTTCGATTCTAAAAAATTATCATATTCCATCAATCACCCCACATATATCAATTTCTTCTGTTTGATATTGGTCCGGCAGAAAATCGAAGTAGTCCGGCCGCTGTGGAAGGCCACCGTTGTAATCGGCCCAGGCCTGCCTCGCATTGCAATATCGGCACTCGTCGCGTAATACAGATGTACTGGTATCTCTCAAAAACTTTGCCGTATGATAATTACATAGGAGACATGGGGGGCCGTTGTCGGTAGTCCATCCATCGGGTCCGGGGAATGAATGATCGAAAATGCATGTGCCTTTAGAATCGGACTTAACTGATTTAATTACGGTCAAACGCCGCAACCTTGTGCGCTGTGAAGTTACTTGTACCGCCGTGCGACCGGTTATTTTGGCTATCTCGGTTGGTCCCATACCGGACAAAATCAAGTCGTTTTCCCACGGTTGCCACCTCTTGCCATGTGTGAAGCCGCCCATAGTCACCTCATAGTGAGTGTTAATTGTAGTCTCTTTTATACATCTCACGGCAGCGTTTTAGCTCGTCTTTTAGTTCGTTGTAATCCTCCAATTTTACATATTCACCCGAATAATCGCCGTCCGGAGACTCCTCAATCCAATAATAACCAAGACAATTTTTACGATTACTTTTACCAAATTTGTATATTTTCATTTTTGTTTCCTTTAAACTTTTATGATTGACTTTTTCCAGTACTTTGCCCCCGTTTTTCGAGTAATCCATTTGCCGGTAATAAAATACTCACCGGCGAGAATCTTTTCACGGCCTGAGACAATTCTATTTATTTCATTGTTAAGTTCGTCATACTCACTCGCTGCGGATTCAAGCTGGTAAAGGGTTTTAATCATTGTCTCAAGTTCGCCGGTATCGATCTCGACTTCTTTTCCTTCCATGTCAGGCAGACAAATATGAGCAAAAGGACATCGTTCCATCTCGCAACCGCAGCCGGGGGCGCACTTGTCGGGGAGCGTTCCTGCGTCAACGTGCTTGTTAATTGCTTCGGCGCGTTTGAGCGTTTCTTCTCCGAGTTGATAATCAAGGTCCATCCAAATTTCTTTCAGACCGCCGCTCGTTTTGTCTTTAAAAAAGAAAAGCCCCTTGTCGATCCCATCCATGAGCATGTAAAGGTTTAACTGCGTGACATACTTCCGGTGGTACATATGCTTTGACTTTTTTAGGTCGTCAATTGTATTGATAGTCTTGAAAACCCAAGGTGAGCACGATTTAACGTCAAACGGTATGGCCTGGTGTTCGTGAATTATTTTACCGTCAATGCTCCCGGTGATTTTGTACTCAGGCCAACTAAAGGCCCGCTGCTGCTCGACGACCTGGCATCCGGCGTCTTGCAACTCTCTAATGACGATTCGCTCAATCTCGTTGCCCATGTCAAAAACCCGTTGCAACCCAACGTCGTGTAGCGCCTTCTCAGCCCATCGCGTTCGGTTGTAGACGTGGTATCTCAGGCACGGATTACCAAGGTCCGATGCCCGGTTGCTATTGACCGGCCAGAGCTTGATCTTGCTCGCTATGTGCTCGTTTACTTTTTCGATGAACATAGTTATCCTTCCTCCCCTGGTTGGCGTTCACGAGCTTCCGCCCACTGGCAGATGGCCTCATAGTCTTTTTTTAGTATGTCCTTTGACGATTCTAACTTGTACTTGTCTTTTAGGTATATCTTGACTTCATCGTCTGTTTTTCCAGACCCCTTGTAAATCGCAAACAGCCGCTTGCGCTGCGCGTCGCTGATAACGTCCGCGCTTTGTTCTCCGGCGGCCGGTGCGGCTGGCTTGGATTTATTGCTCTTATATTCTACTCTAGAAATCATTTCTTTGGTGATACCAGCGAACTCCTGGAGATCATCGTAGGTGAGATTGCGGAGGCCAAGGATGCGCGAAATACCATTGCCGAGTAGGTTGGTATAGGCTGATTTTTTAACGTCGCCCTTGTCGATGGCTGAGGGTGGGAGTTCAACGCGCTTTTCTCCGTAGCCGGAATATTTCTTAAAAAACCCGTCCTTGCTAGAACGTGTTCCAATGGCCTCTATGCTCGCCCCGGCCAGCGAAAAATAGCCCTTGTACGTGTAGCTGAAGTGCCCGCCGTCTTCGTGTTCAATAACCGGCTCGTCAATTTGCCAACTAATTCCGAACAGCCGGGCCACCTTTTCACACCCCGACGCCTGTAAATACGGCTTACCGTTTTGATCAACCCAATCCGCAGAATTTGTTAAACGAAGCGCAACACGCTTGATCTTGTGCATCGCGTCAATCCGCTTTTCGGCCTGCTCGGCCAGCTGAATCAACGTGTTATCTGCAATCGCCGGAACGTCGCCAACTTCAATTATGTCTTTGTCGGTCATTGTTCGATCTCCTTATTCAAAATTTTTTTAAACCGCTTCAACGCTGCGTCGTTATGGATAGATTCAATCTTGCTTGCCATAATTGATAAAATCAGGCTCAAATTTTTTTCGTCCAGCATCCCTATTTCATGCCCTTCCAATATCTCGTCCACCGTTTCGTCAATAATTTGTCGTGTGTCCATATCAGTCCCCTACCATCGCGTAGCCGCCGCGCATGGTTTCTATTTCATGCAAAGCATAGGCAAGCTTGCGCCTGGTCGCTGAAAGCTCTCCGGCCGCTGTGCGCCGTGCGTGGCGCTCGGTCTTGTACATTTCTTCGATGGCCTTGATGTCGGCAGCCATCGCGTCCAATTTTTGTTTGGCGTCGAATTGGCAATCGAGGCAGTCCCTATTCCCTCCGGATGTAATCAAGGCCATGATAATAATGCCAGCCACCAACCCGATAAACATACCTATAAAGATCATGCGCCACCTCCCGCATTTCTGATTTTAGCATTCACAATCTCGGTCAATATTTCATTAAGTTTGTTCCACGCTGCGGCCCACGCTGCGCCCCTCGCTGCGCCCCTCGCTGCGGCCCTCGCTGCGCCCCTCGCTGCGCCCCTCGCCGCGTCCCTCGCTGCGTCCCACGCTGCGGCCAACGCTGCGTTCCCCGCTGCGGCCAACGCTGCGTTCCCCGCTGCGGCCCACGCTGCGTCCCCAGCCGCGTCCCTCGCTGCGTCCCTCGCTGCGGCCAATTGGCAATCGTTTATTTTACATAATAGCCAATCACGTTTTGCCTGTATCGCCGCAATGCTGCGCGGATCAGGATTTTTCACAAACGTCAGCGCGTATTCGGCCGCCCGGCAGGCAAACTCGTGCAATACTTTTTCACCTTCTATCATGGCTATAACGCGGCGTTTATACCCTACCGCTTTATCGTCACCATGAATAACTCTATCAGACAACTCAACACGGCAAATAACGCTGCCAGGCGCATATTGCAGCGCATCGATTAGCCGTTTGCTGGCGTGTAGTCCGTACTCACAAAATTCAAGCGGCCTATTTTTAGGTACAGTGTATGTTTTTCCAACTGCGACTATCCTACCGTCGCCGTAGCCCAATCTTTTGTCATTTGTCACAAAATGCCATCCGAGCATCATGCACCTCCCGCTTTCATTTGATGTATCCTCTTATCTTCCATCCTTTTTCGTGGCAAATAGCTAGTATCAAATCGCTGTCACGCATTTCAGGCGGACCTGGTTTCCATAGTTCACGTTTTAGTTCGAAAATCCAAAAACGGTCTTCATTTTTGTACGGGCAAGAGCCACCGCTTGCCC